TGGACATCCTTGAAACCGGTGCTGACCTGCACAAAGATTCTACGCTCGGGTGCTTTAAGCTCGACACTGTAGAAAAGCCCATTCGCCAAGCTATTAAGGGATTTTGGACATTCGCGGCGTTCTATGGAGATGCCCCTGCAAGCATTGCTAAAAACCTTTGGAGATTTGCCGAATCGCACACAATGCAAAGTGGCAAGCCGCTCTTACAGCATTTGTCTGAGAGGGGTATCAAGAGCCTCGGACACGAAAAGGCGATGGCTCCTGACTCATTCATGCAACACATCGATAGCATGTTCAGCCATTTCTGGAACAAGCGATTCCCAGTGTATAAGCAATGGAGAAACGATTGGTTTCAAGAATACCTACGCAATGGCCACTTCCACACCCTGACCGGGTTTCGCGTCTGGGGCATCTTCAAGCGTAATGAAATTATCAACAGTCCGGTACAAGGCGCAGCCTTTCACTGCCTACTTAAGAGTATCATAGAGTTGACAAAACGCATCCTCCAAAGGAAGATGCGCAGCCGCCTTTTCTGCCAGATCCACGACTCACTGATCGCTGAAGTCCCCCGAGAGGAACTTGACGATTACATTGAGATGGCAAACGAGGTAATGACGAAGTGGATACGAACACAGTGGCCTTGGATTATCGTTGATCTAAAAACCGAAGTAGAAGTAGGAGAGGATTCATGGGCGAGCAAGAAAGCCTACCACAAGGCAGGCTAGACAGATTACCTCCAATCATTGGATTGCGGGGGGCTATTGGCTCCGGCAAAGATACTGCCGCCCAATGGCTAGCATTTCATTTTGGCTACGGGATTATGGGGTTCTCGGATCCTGTATATGAAGCCCTATATCGACTTAACCCACCGATATTGGTTGCCCATCATCGTTGCATCTATTTGCAAACCCTCGTAGATAAAGACGGTTGGGACACGATCAAGCGACGATACCCAGCCGTTCGGCAAATGCTACGCACGGCAGGTACGGAGAACGGCAGAGATGTATTTGGCCCATACTGCTGGGTCAACATCGCTAAGCAACGCATGCGAGCTAAGGATCTGCCAAGATATGCTTTTCGCGACGTTCGCTTCCCCGAGGAAGTGGAACTAATCAAATCTAACGGCGGCGAGGTCTGGGAGATTCAGGGGCGAATCTCTGAGGAAGTTGCCACCCTGCCCGAACACCGAAGCGAACAACAGCAGTTTGCTGTTGATCGCATCGTCCTGAACGATGGGTCACTCCCCCAGTTCCAACGCCGAATCACCGAGATTATGAAGGGATTTTTAAAGTAATGGGCCTCTATCAAAAGTATCGACCATCCTCTCTAGCCGATCTTGTCGGCCAGAGTGCTGTCATAACTCAATTGAGGTCAATGCTCGCCAAGCAGGCATTGCCTCACGCTATACTGTTTTCAGGCCCTAGCGGAACAGGCAAAACCACCTTGGCAAGAATACTCTCCAAGGAACTCGGAGCATCCGGCGTAGATATCATCGAGAAAAACGCAGCCAGCGATAACGGAGTTGATGCTATTCGCGAAATCGAAGGGCGATTGCAGATGCGAGGGCTCTCCGGCGGCAAACGAATCTACATCATTGATGAGGCTCACCAGATTACGTCTCAGGGCCAGCGAGCTATGCTCAAGATGACCGAGGATACCCCATCGCATGTCTACTTCATTCTGTGTACTACCAACCCAGAGAAGCTGGAAAAGCCGTTGCAGACTCGGCTCACGCACTTCAAGCTCGGCGATGTAAGCATAGCCGATTTGAATACGTTAGTGGGCAGAGTAGCGACCGCCGAGGGGATCGACCTGATGATCCCGACAACGATCTCACAGGCGGCCAACGGAAGCCCAAGGCAAGCCTTGGTGCTGCTAGAGCAGATTGCCAATGCTCCGAAGGAGCGTTGGCCGGAGATCCTCGGTAACCCCGAAGAACTCAAGCCGGATGTATTCAAGATAGTTCAGGATCTTTACGCCGGAAGGAAGATATTTCCCACGCACAGCCTAGTCTTGAAGGATCTACCTGAAGGCGAGATCGAGCGGCTGAGGTGTGCGATTATGTCCTACGGCGCGACGATGATTCTGAATTCAAAATCCATCCCCACGGTCACGAACATCATGTCCCACTTTGAGAATCCATTTTTTTCTTCTCGTAAACCCGGATTTATTCTTGCTTTGGCTAGGGCCGCAGCGTAGAACCTAGCACAGTCGGATCAAAAATTTTCAATTAGGAGGCAGAAATGTCTGACCAAACAAACTTGTCGGTAGATCGGAACCGTCTCGATGCGGATCTTGAAATCCTTCCGCAAGATATCTTGTTGTGGAATCGCGCGGCTAGTGAAGATGCCACAAGAGCCCTTGTTGCCGAGAATCATTTGAAACTCGTCGAAGCTAAACTGAGCATCGATATTCGGCAAAACCCTATCAACTATGGGGTCACCAAGACGACTGAGGACACCATCAAAGCACTGATCCTCATCCAGCCGAGCTACATCGAAGCCCAGCAGGCCGTAGTTTTAGCAAAGACGCAATTGTCGGAAAGCCGCGCCGTCTGTGATGCACTCGACGCAAAGCGTTCCAGTTTGAAGTATCTGACCGAGTTGACCATCGCGGGCTTCCTCGGTTCTACCACCATCCAACCGAAGGGAGTGAAGAACTAACATGGCATTGTCATCCAAGAAAACACGAGATAAAGCAGCAGAAGGTCGCGGCGGCGGCGTCTTGAGGATTCCTCAGGGCGTAAAGACTCTCAAGATCGACAAGGCAGGTACGATCAAGATGGTGATCCTGCCGTACACTGTACCGCAGGGTGCGAAGCATCCTGTCGCAAAGGACGGCGAGTTGCACTACGCTCGCGACTACTACGTCCACAACAACATGGGATCAGACGGCAAGGGCTATGCCATCTGCCCTAAGCTGACCAAGGGCGGGAAGTGCCCAATCTGCGACGGCATCAGTGCCGCCATCGATTCGGGCGAACTGACCAAGGAGACGGCCAAGAAGTTCTACGCTAAGCAACGCACACTGTACACAGTGTGGTTGCCTGAGCAGAACCAAGTCGTGCTGTTTGACCACAGCTACCACCTGTTCTCCAAGCAGTTGAACACGACTGTCTCGGCCAAAGTAGCGATCCCGGGTCGCGAGTGGATTGATTACTTCGCAGATCCGACCGAAGGTGCGTACATCTATGTCACTTTCGCCGAGAAGCCGATGCCCAACGGAAAGTGCTACGAAGCCGTCTCGTTTGATTTCGACCGACACGGCGGCGTCCCCGATGCGATCTTGGCCCAAGCTCTGCAACTCGATAACCTATTGATCATCGAGAATGCAGAAACCTTGAAGGCCAAGTTCTACGACGAAGATCCAGAGGATCTTTCCGCTGCCCCTGCTGAAACCGAGGCCCCTGCCACGGTTTCGGCTGAAATGCAACCAACACCGGCTCCAAAGCCGTTGGAGATTCCGAAGCCTGCTACTCCAGAGCCAAAGGTGCAAAGACCAACGGTCACGACGACCCAATCACCTACACCGGCGGCGAAGGCGGCAGATTCTTGGCCTGCTAAGGGTTCGGTGGTTTACCACCGAACTTTGGGTGAAGTGACAGTCCACAAGAACGCCGGAGGGGTAATCAGCGTCTTCGATAAAGAAGATGAGCCCCATAAGGTGAACTTGGCCGACTTGTCGCGAGAGCCTATGGCACAAGCGACAGAAGCCATGCCAGCTATGCCTTCAGACCCAGCACCAGCCTCCGCTGAGTCTGATAGCAATGTAGCATGGGATTCGGATTGGCCCGAGCAATGATCGGGCTAGGGGTCGGCGGCGTTGGGCCTCCCTAACGGGGACATCCAAGCGAGGGCGTAAAATCGCGGCAAAGCAGGTGCGAATCCTGCCCGATCCTTTTGTCGGGACTTGTAACCAAGTCCCGACATTTACGATACAATAGGCTTTTGGCCCGTTTTATGATGCTCGGCAATAGGAGAAAAACCATGCCATTGAAAAAAGGTTCCAGTCAAAAAACGATTTCGGAAAATATCCGAAAGGAGATGAAGAAGCATCCCGACATGAGCAACAAGCAGGCAGTCGCAATTGCCCTCAGCCAAGCAGGCAAAAGCAAGAAAGCGACTAAGAAGAAAAAATAACGGTTGGCTTCCGAGCGGGTTCCAACTTCTCCGCAAAATAAGCTGGTGTGAGGTAAGTGCCGGGATTCACAAACCCTAACTGCCTAGTTCAAGTAACAAGTAGAACAAAACCTCCAACTTGTGTACTGGACAACTATACCACCCATCATTTGTTTACTCAGGTGATGGGTGGTTTTTTCATGTTTCTACGTTTGTAAAAGGGCAAAAGCAATGGTTGTTTATGTGGACTGTGATGGCGTTCTGGGAGATTGGGTTAAGCAAGTCCATTCGTGGGCTGATAAACCCCTCAAACCTTGGAGAGCTTGGGACGGATTCTCTGAGCATGGGATTACTCAAGCAGAACTCGACGACATGATGTCATTTGTTTCGTTCTGGGAGTCGATGGAACTTTTACCTGGGGCCAAAAAACTTTGGGCCGAGATCGGCAAACTTGCCGATTCAGCATACGTCTGCACGCGACCCTTCCCGCATCCGAATTGCCTGTACGGCAGAGCCGTTTGGTTGCAGAAGGAACTGGGTATCAGCACCAGACATACGATTTTCATGCACGACAAATACGAACTGGCTCGCCCAGGGGCGATCCTAATCGACGACAATCTTGATAATTGTCGGCTTTTCGAGGCCAAAGGCGGCCTCGCAATCTTGTATCCTCAATCGTACAACAGTACGATTGAGGTTAAAGACAAGACGCAATACGTTCTCGATCAAATTCGTACTATCAAGGAGATGCCGAATGGCTAAGAAAAAACCACTCGAAGTCCTAGAAGAGGCGGCGACGACCAAACGAAAGGAACAGAAGTTCCTTTCGCTCGGATGCCCTCTATTGAACCTTGCCGTATCCGGCGATTGGCGTAAGGGTATTATGGCAGGAACCTACGTTTTCTACGTTGGTGATTCGTCTAGCGGTAAGACGTTGGCGACTCTGACGCTATTGGCCGAAGCGGCCAACAACCCGGACTTCGACGATTACGAATTATGGCACATCGACGCCGAAGTGGGCAACCACTTCGATTTCGAGAAGTTTTTCGGATCCAAGGCGGCAGGGCGGATTCAGGTACTGCGATCCGAACCGGGCAAGCCGATGCTACTTGAGTTTGTGTATGATTGGCTAGAAACGAAGATCAAGGCGGGCAAAAAATTTGTCGCGATCATCGACTCGATGGACACACTGTCCAGCGAGCAGAAAGAGAAGCAGATTGCCGAGGACGCGAAGAATCGCGCCGAGGGCAAGGACATTGACGGCAACTACGGGGACGGTAAGGCGAAGATCAACAGCCAACGGCTCCCAAGAATCCTCACAATGATCGAGGACTCTGGGTCGATCTTGCTCAGCATTTCACAAGTGCGGGACAATCTCAAAGCTGGATTGTACGGGCCGAAGCATGTTCGCGGCGGCGGCCATGCCATCAAGTTCGGCGGGTCGGTTGAGATTTGGACATACCCCGGCGAGAAACTGACAAAAGAGATCAACGGCCAGAAGCGAATCATCGGCATCAACCCGGTATTCAAAGTCGAAAAGAATCGAGTCAACGGAAGACAACGAACTGTTAGCATTCCAATCATGCCGGATTTCGGCGTGGATGCGACAGGCGCGGCAGTTGATTTCTTGCTGAAAGAAAAAGAATGGACAGCATCATCGGGCAGGATTTCCTGCCCGTTCTACGAAACCACACACTACCGCGAAGAACTCATTCGCAAGATTGAAGATGATGGCCGAGAACAAGAGTTGTTCGAGGCTATGCAGGCTTGTTGGGACTCTATCGAGGCTCAACTAACAGTAACCCGTAAGAAAAGGTATGAATGATGAACGCTGATGTAGCAGAACAAGCCATAGAACTACTTGACTCCTCGGCGCGGAACGTGGTGCAAAAAATTCTGGCCGCCACAACACTCACAACAGAAGAGCGGTTGGGGATGCTGACTGCCATCACGTCAGACATTGCAAAACTTCGAGATAAGTTTGTGGCGATTAGCCACCAACTCGAATCTATTGAAGCCGTTCGCAAGCAATTGCAAGAACTCAAGGAATCTCGCCAATGACCGATGACAATCGCTACGCGATCATCGACGTAAGCAATCTCGCCTACGCTCGGTGGCACACCATCCCGCCGCAGTTTTGGCGGGATGATCCAGGCACGCTGTTCAAGGCGTTGCATCAGTCCTGCAACAAGTTGCAGGACGACCTGTGCGTGGATACCTTAATTTTCTGCTTCGACGGCGGGTATGACTATCGCAAGAAGATCGACCCTGCCTACAAGCAACCTCGCAAAGAGGCGAGGTTGCAAGCACCCGAGGACGAAAAGGAACTCAGGCAGATCCTATTTGACCAGATTGCGGCGTTCCGCGAGGTTCACTTGCCTATGATTGGAGCCAGGAATATCTTCTGGGCCAAGGGTTTTGAGGCTGACGATCTGATGGCATCTTGCGTACTGAATCTGCCAAAGGCTCGGAAAGTCTACATCGTCAGCAATGACGAGGATCTCTACCAGATGATCGAAGGCAGTCGGGTGGTAGTCTACCGTCCGACTGCCAAAACGATTGTCAACGAGGAGGATTTCCGTAGAAAACATTCCGAGATGCCGCCATGTCTTTATGCCTCCGCAAAAGCGTGGGCAGGCTGCGCATCCGACAATGTTGTCGGACTGGCAGGCATCGGCATGGCTAAGGCTGCAAAATTTTTAATGGGAAAAGGCAACCCTGACTTCCGAAAACGCTTTACCGACAACGTACAAGTGTATGTAAAGAATATCCAGCTTACCAAACTACCCGCGCCAGAAACCCCAACCTGCAATCCTGTTCCACAGGACGTTCCTTTGGATTGGTCAGTGATGGAACGAGTGTTTGACAGCGTAGCAAAGCGAACCCCGAAAGGTATCAAGAAATGAGCATTCGTTTCACTAGGAAACAATGGCTAGATTCCAATCAAAAGCCGAATGATCGGCGAACTGCTGAGGAGAGGAGGGCCGATAAGCAGAAGAACAAGACCACGCGACTGACAAAAGCCCCCCGACGAGTCCGCTTCCGCGAACTCGTGCAAGCCGTTGAGCAGAAGTGGGAAGGCCACGAAGTCATCAAAGATAAGCGAGTGCTGGAAGCAGTCGCGAGGAGAGCTAACTCGCAGAGCCTCGAACAGGCCCAAGAGCAGAGCCTGTGGAACCGACAATTCAACGACAAACGGGAGACTTACCGCACAAGCAGTGAAAGGCCCAACAATGTCTAAGAAAAAAGCCACAACCGAGGCTCCGGCCAAAAAGAAACGCAAGGGCGATCCGAAGAAGGGCTCCGCCTTCGAGCGAGAGTTTGCAAAGAAGCTCTCGCTCTGGTGGAGCGAAGGGAAAGCCGACGACTGGTTCTGGCGAGTCGGCGGCTCGGGCGGCCGAGCCACCAATCGAGCCAAGCAGGGTAAATCCACCAGCAATGGTTGCGGTGATATTGGAGCCCAATGTCACGAAGCTCAGAGATTGCTGAACGTGGTTACTTTTGAACTCAAAAGAGGCTATAACAGCACCACGATTCAAGACGTGCTTGATAAGCCCAACGGGCCAAATCAAATGCGGGATTTCATTGAGCAGGCGAAGCGATCAGCTTCGACTGCGGGGACTCCGTATTGGATTCTTGTTCTCAAGCGAGACAAGCGAGAAGAACTCGTCGTGACCAACATGATGTCTGGAAGCACCGCAGAAGTGAAATATCTCATGGTCGACTATTCGGGTCACTTCGATTTTGCGTTGCTTGAGGCCGGATCGGATTTCTGGACTGATGGGCAACTGAAAATACTACAAGAGATGGCAAAGAAATATGAAAATCCAGCGTAAAGAATTCCTTCGTCATCTAGAGTCCTGCGCACCCGGCTTGTCCTCTACCGAGAATATCGAGCAGTCTGACTGCTTTCTGTTCTCCAACGGGAAGGTCTACACCTTCAACGATGAGGTACTCTGCCAGCAGGATACCAT